CCATGTGTAGCAAATGCTTTAGATCCATCTGATAATGGTATTGTAATATCATCTACCCATTCCCATCCTGGGCCTACTTCTAAAAACTGATTATAATTTTTTAAGTAAGCTCTTGGCATTCCATGTTTCAATGCTCTTCTATATATTAATGATGAATGATTAGAATGTAGTAGTGTCATTTCTGGAAAAATTTTTTCTAATTTATGTAATCTTTTTTTAGCAGCTATCAGCTCATCACCGGCTGACATAAGATCTGGATCACTATCATGCATTGATAGGGCATGGGCATCGGCCTCATCACCCAGGTTCAAAACAAAATCTGGTTTAATCTTTTTCTTTAATGCTTTTAAAAAATCAAATGCATCTGGATGTTCCCAGGGGCAATGAAGATCCGAGATTGTGAGTACCCTTGAATAACCTTTAGCCGATGAACTCATCTTGATACCATTCCTTTACATTAAATCCTGGACAATGTGGTTTCTTTGGTTCCACATCTGAATGTCCAATGACTTCTATTTCTGGGTGCATATCTCTTATTGTTTGTATTACATTATGAAGTGTGTACATCTGATCTTCTGTGTAGTTATCGCCTCTTCCCACTAGGCACACACCTATACTCTTACTATTAACTGCAAGGGCATGACTACCCTGTAGCCTTTGATCTCTTCCAGGTTCTAACTGTCCAGATCTTTTTATTATCCAATGATAACCTACATCATCCCAGCCTCTTTCATCTACATGCCATCTTCTAATATCAGCAGCTCCCACATCCATATCAGCTGGAGTATCAGCACAATGTACTACTACATATTTAGTTTCTTTTCTTTCTACCATTGCCATTATTCTAATATTAATTTTTTAATTGATTTTTCACCCATGTAAATTTCTGTTTCTGCTTTTGATTTTATACATTTGTATTCGACATTATCATTAACTTGTCTACTAGCAACTCTCTTTCCTTTTAAACAATCTGACATAGAAGGTTGTATTCTATGTTCTTTAATCTCATGGTTTACAATCATTAGTAATGCTATTACAGTTTCAATCATTAATGTGTACCATTTCCATTTGCTCTAACTTTATCTTTAAGATGTTCAATATCTTCTAATGCTTTATCTAATTGTGTTTTAAGAAATTCTATATTAACTTTATTAGTCATATTCATTTCTTGAGTAGATTGTAATTTCTCAACTGTCTTGTATAAATCCTCCAATAAAAAATGTTGCTCCTGGTCAGTAGGTACTTGTTCAGATTTTTTAAGTAAATCATTTTCAAATAATTCTCTTGAAGTTTCTAATGATGTAAGTCTGGCAGTAACTTCTGTGTATGCAAATACACCCATTGCTACTGCTACAACAATACCAATCATATTTTTAATTGGCATATCAACAGATGTTTTATCAGAGATCTTCATTAGTAATTAGATGGCCCTCCACATAAGGCTAACAATACCATTGCTATAATTAACAAGCCTGTAAAATAATAATTCATAACACCTCATAAAATATTTGTCGTAGCTCCTACTATGCATACCCAATAAACAACTAAAAACATAATTAACTTTATCCTCATTTCTTGCTGTTAATTTTTTTTAACTTATCAAAAGATCTTGCTCCTGTCATACCAAGTAAAGCAAACAATACTGTCATTAAAGTTGAGCTATCAAGAGTAGGTAAATGTATTGTTGTACCATTCATAGCACACCACCAATTAGTAATTGGTATAACTAAAAATTGAAATGCAAATGCCAGGACACATACCCAGGCTAGGCATGGCCTCCATAATCTTTGTACCCAGGACAAAGCTCCTGTAGCTTTTGCATCTTCTCTATTAATTTTTGCTTGTTCTTTATCTACATCAACAAGAGCTTTCATTAATTCTTTTTCTATGTCAGCTTTTTGTTTTGCAATTTTATTTTTATCAGGTACTAAATCTATAGCTTTATTTAGTATAGGCATTAGAGCAGTTAATCCTTGTATCATGTTGATATTCCTTTCTTCATTTCTTGAGGGTTACATCCAAACTTAATATACATACCACCAGAGTTAATATCCTCTGGGCCAATCTCTATAGTTTTATCTAGTGAGCTTTGATAACCTTCAACCATGCAGCTGTAGGCATCTGGAAATGTATTAGGATATATGTGTGGAGGCAAACAAGAGTTGGCCACAGATGAGCATAGTATCATTACAAGTACATATTCCATTAAATAAATTTTCCAATTTTTAAACCTCCTATTATTATAGAAATTATAGCTCCAATATAGAAGATCACTTTAAGACCACCTCGGCCCATTGCAACTTGCTGCTTTAATTCTACTATGTCTTTTGTATTTTGATCTAGATCTTTATGAATGTGATCTAATTTTTCGTTGATGTGTTTTAGAGTTATGCTGTGTACTGTTGCTTTCTTTATAACTCTAGCCATTATTATTATCCTTTAAAGTCTATTGGTAAATCACAATTATATGACATTGTTCGTCTTGTTTGATTTGTTGAATTAAATGGATAAACAGCATGGTTAATATCATAAGGAAATATATATAAATCACCTATTTGTAATTTTGTTCTAGTTTGATTTTTAGAAAACATACCACTATTATTTCCTATTAAATCTAACATTCCATTACTTGGATTATGCTCTGTTGAATATTCTTTTCCATAAGTGTTAGGTATTTTTAAACATAACACAGATGATAAACCTATATAGCTTATGCCTCTATGTGTATGCATTGGATTATATTCATGTTCTTTCATTTCATTAATCCAAGCGTCTAACAATTTTAATTTGAAAGGTAATTGAACAAAACTATTTTCTAATAAATATAATTGAAAACAACCTTTAAAATAATCTTTAACTGTATCTGGTAAGTATTCAGTAACTTTATGTTGGCTTTTTATCTTACCAGCTAAATATTCATTATGCTCTGGTAATTTATTATCTTGATAAACATTATTGATTGTTTCAATTATTTCTTTAGGAACATTAAATTTTAAAATCTTTTGTCCTAAAGTAATAGTTTTATACTCTCGCTTATTCACAATATTATAAGACTATTGTGTTAGCCTCTTCTTCGGTAAGTTTTTCACCAGCTACCAATTTTGCTTTAGCACTAGCTCTTAAATCTTCTTTAGCTTTTAAGCCATCAAAGTGAGCATCATTTTCAGCTTGTCTTGTAGATGCTTTTTTTCTAAAAAATGCTTTATCATCATCATCTAAAGGAACAAGTTGTTGTTCTCCGGTTTGTGCGTTAACAATTAATTTTTGTCTTTCATCTAATCCAGCTAAACATTCTTCTACACTTTCAATAATTGGTTTTTGTATTGTCATATTTTTCTCCTTAATTTTTTAATCCATAAACAGTTGCTCTAAAGCCTGTTTGTATAGTTCCACCATTCATTCTAAATCTAATTCCTGTATGAGTATTAGAACTATTTTGATAACCCACACCTATATCATGTCCAATGTGAGAGGCAGCATTATCTCCATATGAGTAGTAACATGATTGCGACCAGAAATGTTTTGGTGCATGAGTTAAAAGAGGATCATTAACTTCTATTGAACCATGAGCCCAATAACAGTTATCATTTTGATACCAAGTATTCATAATTCTAATACCATCAGTATCATTTTGAGTACCTACACCAGCAGTTGCTGTTGAATAATTCCCATAAACTTCATTATATTTAGCTCGCATTTCTGTAGTATCTGGAGAATTATTTGATTTTAACCAAGTTGGTTCAAAATAATAGTTTCCAGAACCATTTAACATACCATATTTTACTATGTAAAAATCGTAAGCTGTTGTAAAGCAACCTTGTATATCTACTGAAGATACATTAGATGTTGTTTCTACTGTTCCTATTTTTACAAAGTCAGAAGTTGCTACTGCTGGAGTATGCCATTCTGGAGCTGTTGCACCAGAATTCATTCTTAACTCTTGAGCTGCTGTGCCTTTAGCTAATCTTTGTAAGCCAGATCCATCACGATATAACATATCGCCTTGGGTTGTTATTACTGTTCCAACGTCAGTTCCATTAGTTCCATTAGTACCAGCAGATGACATTTGTTGCCAATATGCTGATGCTGATGCTGGGTTTTGATTTGAACCAGCTTGTATAGAAATGTAACTTGATCCAGAAAGACTTACTACATCATCTACTGCATAAGTAGTAGAACTAGACCATGCACCTTTCCAATTAAATTTAATATTCCCAACTGAAATTGTCGCCATAATTTTAAAATCCTTTCTTAATTAATAAAGTTATTTCCCATATTTTTATATATAAACATTTAGAGTACACTATACATTGGCTATTAGCCTTCCATTACTTAAACTAAATGTAAATCCTGTTGATGCAAATATTACATCATTAAAACTATCGTAAGTAGTAGCATCAATATTATCTGCCCCTCCATTAGTTGTTACAACTTGTAAAGTATTTGGTGATCCTATTGGTGTATTTGCTTGACCACCCATTCCAGAATGGGATGAACAATAATAGTATAAAGTTGGAGCTGCTGTTGCTACAACTATTGTAACCTGGGTAGATGAGTTGTGCGTAACTCCTGTTGTATATTCTGATCCACTAGCATGAGTACCATTTGAAGTTGTTGAAAATTTAAAGGGATGGCCAGATGGATAAGTAAATACATAAGTGTTACCCTCTAATAATTCTAAAGTATCTTGTTGTACTCCATCTATAAAATATTTATTTGAACCACTTACAGATACTACTGTAACTGTTCTGTTAATAGTTGAACCAACAAATGTTTTTTTAAATCCATAAACTTCTGCACTCGATGTATTGCTAAATGATAAATTTCCAGAACCATCTGTGGTGATTGCTTGTCCACTTGTACCATCTGCTGTTGGATAACTTAATCCATCTAATACTACTTTACCAGAACCATTTGGTGTGATTGCAATATTTCTATCAGATGTAGAAACAATAGAGTTTGTTTGAACATCTAAATTTCCACCAAGTTGAGGAGTACCATCTTGAGCAAGACTTGTAAGAGAACCGGCAGCAATACCCACCCAAGCAGATCCATTGTAATATTTTAAAACATTCGCTGTAGAATTATAAACTAAATCCCCCTCATCTAAATTTGATGTTGGATCTGAAGATGCAACTTTATATCTGTCAGCAAAACTATTTACACCATCCAGGTTATCTGCAACAGTTGTTATATTAGCTTTTACAGCCTCAATAGAATTTAAGTCCGATACAAAATCAGAAGTTGCTAGTTGGTTTAAATCACTAACTATATCTGTTGTAGCTAAAATATTTAGATCTTCTACTATTGCAGAAGTAGCTAAAGTATTTAAGTCAGCTACAAAATCAGATGTAATTAAACTTGAAACAGCAGCTACAGAATTTATGTTTGAAATGTTTGAACCTATTGCTGATACATTGGTATTCGCAGCAGCTACAACTCCTATATCAGTTGCATCAGCAGCTACACTTGAGATAGCAGAGCTTATTCCAGCAAGTGTTGTTAAATCAGATGAGATAGCAGCTAGTGTATCAATGGATGTACTGTCTGGCCCTAACTCTAAAGATGTACCAGCAGAATTATATCTTATAATTTTTCCAGAGTTTGCAGATGTTGTACTGTATGGAAAGTATATTGGGCCATTTGTTCCTGTTCCTGTAACTGTTCTAGGAGTAGTTGGTTTTAATTGAACAGATCTATCTGTAATTTCTTTTAATTGTTGTTGTCTAATAACTACATTATCAAAATCAGTTTCAAGAGCAGCTGGTGTAATAACCTGGCCTGTACTATAAACTCCTGTTCTAGATAATGGTTGATCACCAATGATAGTAATTATATCGCCAGAGGTTGGTATATTACCAGAGGTAAAAGTAATTGTTCCTGTTCCATCTGCATTAAGGGATGTATTATAATGAGTAGCCTCTGTTAAAAGAGTATCATTTTTATGTACCTGGGTTTCAGATATTGCATTAACTTGAAAATTAAATGTATGAGAGGATTGTCCACTTGATGTGTACTGTACTCTTCTTGCTGTGTCATTTACATTAAATGTTGCCATATATAATTCCTATGCTTATGTTATCGTTTTGTATAGTAGAACAAAAAAAAACCACTATCTTTTCCCTTTCCTATTTACTCTTTCTTTTAATAGCTCTACCTTGTCATTAAAGGTAGGATTATCACTTAAAAAATTTTCTTCTGCCAATGATCTTCTATTTGAAACAATATTTTTTAATGCTGATAATTTATCACCAGGCAACATATCATTCCAATCTTGATCATTATCAATCATATCTAACATTTCATCTAGCATAGTACCATCACCATCAATATCAGAATTCATGTACATAATAATAGATTTGTATTCTTCTGATGTAAGAGGGATGCCACTAATAAAAGCTCTTGGCATTGGAATACCTAAACCTAATTTAACTAACCAATCATCAACTCTATTGTATTTTTCTTTCTGTGTTCTAATTGGACTAAACACATTCATTTCTGGGCCTACCATTACTTCACCCCATAGGTTAACTCTTTCTTCTAACTCTGGATTATAGAATGGTGATTGATGCATTGCTTTATTAAACTCTTTATAGAATGCTCTAATAGGAGCTGGTATATCACCATCAAAATTTTCCCTCCACCATGATGCTTGATCAGTTGTAATTATTGTATCATAGATTGTTGGATCTGAATGTTTAGTTAAGTAGTTACCAAAAGTACCTAGAGGATTTACAGCAATACCAACTGTTGCCTCTGTTAATTTTTTTAATAGTGTTGTTAATGATCTTGTTGCCATATCACTTGCATCACCATACCCAGGTTGAAACAATGCACCAAGTTGAGTAACACCTTGAGCAAATGGTTGCTGCATAATGTATGGAAAGATAGATGCTATTCCAGCTTTAAATAAAGCCTCCATGTCATTTGCAAAATTAGGATTTTCATATTGTCCTGGTCTTGATGCCATGTAAGCAAAGTCAGCAGAGATAGCTAGTAAAGATGATACAGGATCAAATCTAGCATAAGAAGTACATTCATATAAACCATCATTTTGCATATTACATATTGAATAAGGTAATAAATTTTTTCTTTGAAATGCCTCTCTCTCACCTTTTCTAGTTGGCATCATTCCTGTAATCATTGTTCCTTGATCTGTAACATTAGCTCCATAAGCCATACTTCCAAATTGATACATTAACATTGCACCGGTAGATAGTTTAGCAATAGCAAGTTGTTTAGCTTTGGTTCCATTTTTACCAGATAAATTTTTTCTTACATCATTAGATAACCAGGCAAGAGCTGGGTTTCTTTTGTTACTTTCAAAAAAGATATTCATAATTGTTTTGTAGAAAGGTACAAACATTTTCATTTCTGGTACATTTAGAATGCCTTGTAATTTAGAAAATATTCCTGGAGGTAAATCTTTTTGGAATGTTCCTTCTAACATACTTTGTTGTACTATTTTAACAGTTTCAGTATCTGGATCTGCTAAAGTTTTTTTATAAACTAATTCAGCTCCAACTTTATCATCTGGAAAATCATTTAAAAATTTATTCATTTTACTTGTTGCAATTCTCTCAAGCTCCATTTGAAAAATAAAACCTTTCATCATTTCATCTTCTGCAACTAACAATCTGCCAGGCACTCTGACCATTGTACCCATTACTTCAAAGAATGAACCAAGAGCTGTGTCTTGATATTTACCAGCTAACTCTTTTGATATTGCTTTATCTTTTCTTAAATCCATTTTGGTTGTAATACTTTCACCAGATTTTAAAGAGGCCCATGCATTACCTACAGCAAGTTTAGATCCATACCTCATAGATTTAATCATTGCCCAAACTTCATTAAACATCACACCATCAGCTGATGACATTCCAGGAACTTTATTAATACCAGCAGCTACTCCATACTCAACAACTCTCAAAGTATTAAAAGTAAGATTACCAACTATATTAACTGTGTGTGTGATTGGCGACATTAATCTTGTATTAATCCAAAGCTCTGCCCAGGCATCTCTAAATTTAGTTACAATACCATCTTTAGCAAATTTAGATTTTTGATGTGGTTTTAATTCTAAATAGGCTTGAGCAATTTTAGCAGCAGCTGTTGTATCTTTAGGATCAACATTCATCTGTTTTAAAATATCACCTAACTCATCAATACCCTCAACTTTAGGTGTATCCATTTTAGATACGATACCAAGTGTTCTACCACTTTCAGATATTGCACCAGCTGTTTTAGAAAATAAAGATCCATACAATGCAAATGTTCTGTAGAATAATTCTACATCTGCTGCTGTTGCTTTATCTGACATTACTATTTTAGCAAGTCTATCTACCTCTGCTCTTGCAACTGTTACTTCCATAATAGCTCTATAAGCAAATTCTGTTTTAAAAGGTGTACCTTCTGGATTTTTAAGGATCTGCATGTACACATCATTTCTTCCATACTTGGCTGCTGCTGCTGCTATTTCTTCCATAGTCATCTTGCCTCGTTTAGCAGAATTAATACTGTCTTTAAAAACAGTAGCTACAAAGTCTTGGAATGTAGCAACACTTTTAAATAAATTAGGATGGTCAGAATTTCTTAATGTAGTTTGTAAAGAACCTTCTTTAATTTTTAATTTACCTAATTGTAAATCATTCATTGTATCTTCAATAACTTTTAACTCTGCATCATTGAATTGTTTAAAGATTATATTTCCTGTTCCTTCTTCTATAACAAACATTTTGTTATCTGGAACTTTAGTTGATAAAATTTCTGCTTGTTTTTCCTGGGCCTCTTTTATTGTATTACCATGAGTTTTATCTTTATAAGTAGGTTGATCTTTTGGTTTAGGTATTTTTTTAGGAAAGATAGATGCAAGTAAAACTTCTTCTTGTTCATCTTCTTTTTTTTCTACTATGTTAGTTTTTTCTAATATCTCTTTTTCAAGAATTACATCTTCATTATTACTTGTATTAATAATTTCATTTTCTACAGGAAGAATACTTTCAGCTAACTTATCTAATTTTTTATCTAAAAAAGAACTATCTTGGTTCTCTATAGTATCTATAGTAATATCTGGTTTTGACATTATTTAACCTCCTTATTCATAAGCATCTTTATCTACTCCAGCTTTTTTCATAATTGTTTCAAAATCTTTTTCATCATAATTACTAGCAACATATTTAATAAATTGCTTTAATTTTTTGTCAGATTTATTTAGATCTACATATTTATTATAAATGTCATTACCTACAACATTTTCTTGAATACTTGTTAATCCATCTGGATCATCTGTAATTTTAAAATATGCTGTCTTAACTCTAATAGGTGTGTTTGGTTTAAAGACTACAAGATCTTGGCCTGGTAAAGTACCATTAATTATTTCATCAAATTCTTTATTTGATTTTGTTTCTTTTAAACTTCTATATTCGTTTTCTGTGGCAAAGTTTTTGATTTCTTTGCTCTCAACATTACTAACATCGCTTTGTGAAAAGCCTCCTTCGATGTCATTGGCTTTTCTTTCAATGATTGTTTCTGCTGCGTCTGCGTAACTTTTTGGTTCACTTTTAACTCCTAGTTTTGTATATAATCCTTGCTCAAAGTACCATAGAACAGCCTGTGTGTCACGAGCATTTAATTTAATACCTATGCTGTTTTCTAATTGTATTCGTATTTCTTCAATATAATTATCCATGATTGTTCGTTCAGAAAGATTTCTTGGTTGATCAGCATTTGTTTTAACACCATCTTTTTTAATAGTATAAACATTACCGGACTTTCTATTAAATCCTCTAGTAAACCAAATATCTGGAACAGCCTCATCAGAAGTACCCATTAAGCTCTGCATAAATTTACTTACTTTAGGGCCAAACATATCAGCTCCATAGATTTCTTTATCCAAAGCACCAGCTATTGGTTTCATTCCATAAGATTTTCTTAAATCATTTAATGCTCTTCTTGTAGTTGGTGTATGTAGGAATTCTAAAAATGCATCTAATCCATTTGCATCAACATACTTTTGTACAAATTCTATTTGTCCTTTTAAGTGAGATCTTTGTGTCCATCCTTTTTCTGCACCTATTTCAGCTCTACCTAATTTAACCATTACATCTTCTGAATTACGAAGGCTGTTAGGATTTGTAGTAGGGAACTTTCCTGTATCTAAATAAATATCTGCAATCTGTGCAGCTACTTTATAATCCATTCCAACATTTTGTCCTGGCGAGGCAATAGCTGTAAAGAATACTACCATGTCTTTTATTTGATCATTACCTTTAAATTTAGGATTAATGTCATCTAATTTTTCCATAGCTATTTTAATATCTTTGTCATACCATCCGGCCCCTGTAACTTTTTGATCTAATTGGTAAGTTACTTCTTTAACACCCTGGTCTACCATTAATTTAAAATCATCTGGATTTTTAATATCTAGTTTAGGAGCTTGATCAAAATGATTAATTATATCTTCAACTTTAACTTTTTTATTTTTTCCTGTACCAATAATAACCGGTTCAATACTATCCATAATCATAACAGTATCAAATTTTTCTGGCCCTTCTAATTCAGCTTTGTAAGAAAAAGTACCTTCATCTATTTCTTTTGCTAAAGGCCCATCTGGGTTCATAGCAGATCCACCAGATAAATTTATACTATTGTTTAACTCTTCAACTACTTCTGGCTGTTTCTTTAATCCTTTAAATAGTTTTCCTAATAACATTACACCTTCACCTACAGGGCCTAATGCACTATCACCAATAATAGCTTTCATCTTTTCTTTAAAAACAGTATCAGCATTGTATTCTGTTTCTGGTGTAGCAATATAATTAAATATTTCTTTACTTAAACTTTCTGCTTTAGTTGTATCTACATCAAACATTTGAGCTATAAATCCTACAAAGTTTGGATCCATAGGAACTTGAGCTGTACCTACAGTTGCTGCCTCTGCTGACAATGCTCTTGTTACAAAAGGCATAACACCTTTTGCTTTTATTAATGTACCAAATAATTTGTAGTAACCTAGACCTGGAGTTAAGAATTGAGATATACCTTCTGCAAATCCTCCAGCTAATGTTTCTGTTTCACCTATTCTTGGATAAACTTCTTTAGCAAAGAAATCACCAAACTTTTGTACAGATCCTTCACTAGCAAGATCTAACTTTTCTAATGTTGCTAATCCTAAACCACCAACACTTTCTACAAGTTTAGTTGTACCTCTAGCTATACCGGTTCCAATTTCATTATTGTATTTTAAAACTGTGCTACCAATATCTTTATAAGTTTGTAATGTGTTAGTTGTGTAATCTTTAGCAGATTGTAAAAATCCTTTTTTCTTATTTTCAAATAACTCATAACCATTTTCAGTTAGCTTGTAATCGTTATCACTATTTTTAAAATCTAGGTAGTTTAAATATTTTTCTTCTAATGATGACATTATTGTTCAAGCTCCCCTAATGCTGTTTTATAAGATTGTAATTGTTCTATAAATTTTTCTATAAATTCATTTGATATAGGTTTTCCATTAACTATTGGTCTAGCAAATTTATCATCAAAGTATCCAATAAAACCTTCTTCTAAAACCATACCATCTTCCATTTCTTTTAACTCTTCCATTTCAACAATTAATCGTTGTACACCATCTGGTTTTTCTAAAAATTCAGATCTGTAGTTTGCATGATTGTAAGGTTGATCATCTTCTGTAGTATAAAAATTTTGTAAGTAAGGTTTCCATAATCTAGATGAAAATTGAAACTCACCAGAAGTAATAGTTTTTTTCATTTCTTTAATATCATCTTCTTTAAGTTTTTTATTTTCTACACCTTGAGTTAATTCTAATGCTTTGTCTGTAATATCTTTAGCTGATGCATCTGGGTTAGCTCTCATAAATGCAATTAACTCATTTGATTTTGCTCTATAAAGATTAGCAGCTGCTGTATCTTTTTTAGTTTTATTTAATATAGTAGCCTCTGAATAACCAAAGGCATTACGCATAATCTTTTCACCTTCTGTAAATTTTTTAGATTTAGATATTTCTAGATCTGCATCTAATTTTATCTTTTGGTCTTTAGTAATATATCTAAAGTCATAAGCCTCTTGTATTTTTGCATGTGTAAGATCTTTTGTAATTGTTAAATCATCTTGTAAGTCTATAAAACCTAAACCATCTTCTGTAGTATCTTTTGTAAAATCACCATCATGCTCATCATCTTCTAGTTTTTCTGATAATTCAATATATAGATCTTGGTCATAATCTTTTACTTCTTCAAGAATTTTCTTTGCCTCATTATAATTACCATCAGCTCTAGCTGTATAATATTTAAACTTATAGTTATCTACAGTTTCTTTTTTATCTAATACAAGAGTTTTATCTTCATCTTCTTTAGCTTTAATAATACTTTGTTTCCACTCTGAAACTTTAGATCTAAATTCTTTTTGTTTATCTTCTGGTAAACTTTCATATATTTTTTTAAGATTTTCATATCCACCAAAGTTTCCATTTTGAACTTGTTTGTAAATATTGTTTGCATGTTTTGTACCATTCTTATAATTGAATGGAGTATCAACATACTCACTAAATAAAAAGTTTGCTTTTTCTCTAATTACTCTTGCATCCCAATTTTTAGACCAAGCAAGAAGATCAGCTTTACTAATACCATTAACAATAAGCTCTTGTTGTTTTTCTTCTTTACGCAATTTTAAAATATCATCTAAAGATAATTTTATTTCATTACCATCTTCACCTATTAATGGTTTGTTATCTGGGCCATTAATACTTTGTTCAGCTCCACCTTTAACAATATCTGGTATTTGTTCTATTGATTGGTTACTGTAAACTAATACAGTAGCATCTTTCATAGTTTTATAGTCTTTTAATAATTTATCTGAATAAGAATTAAGATAAGTATTTGCTGTTGTTGCTAGTTTAGCATTAGCTACAATACTTGCCTCACCATCTACTTCTAATAAACTATCAGAGTATCCATTAACAATAGCATTTAATTCTGTTGTAAATGTTTCAAGATCCATATCTTTTGCATAAGCTAATGTTTTAAGACTAGCAAAATCATTAGATGCTCTCATTGTAATTTGTGATGTAAGTAAACTTAATTGAGTAGCTCTTATAGCATTGCCATAAGTTGTACCTTTTTTACCTTCTATTAATTTATTTTTTTCATCTGGATTAGCATCTAGGAATTGATCAGTTGATACAGGATTTTCAGCTGCATATTTAATACCAGCATCTTCCATTTCTTTATCAACTTTTTTTAAAGCAAAGTTATTTAGTTGGTTAAGTTTATTATTTAAACTATCCATACCAGCTTGAGCTACTTGGAATTGAGGAAATGATATAGAAGGAATTGCTGCTCCTCTAACTAAACCACCTGGATATGTTTTTCTTTCTCTTGCCATTATACTACTTTCTTTGTATCTGTTTTATCAGTTGGTGGTTTTTTATCAAATGCACCGGTAGTACCTAGCTGCCCTATATCAGTACCTAATCCAAATATAGCATTTAAGTAACCCATTTGTTTTGCTTGTTTACCAGCTATCTTATAATTATTAAATTGTATAATACCTAAATTTTGTGTTAGCTCCTGGTTAAGAGCTGCAAGTGAAAAGTCCTCTGCACCTTCTCTTAATGAAACAATTTGTGATGTTAAAATAGATCCTTCATTAGTTAAGGCCCCACCAGCTGCACCTCTTGCAACAATAGTACCTAATGCTTTATTAGTTTCTTTTAATGCCTCAACACCTTGCTCTTTGTATTCAATTCTTTTTTCTTTAAATTGTAATGCTGATATATCTGCCTGGGCATCCATACTAGCTTTAGTAGCAGCTGCTGAATATAAAGTAGCATAGGCTTTACCTACACTAGATGCTACTGCTACTACTGTCCAAAAACTCATTGTCCTACACTCACTTTATACTCCACCCCAAGCAATGTGAAGAAGAGGGGAGCTGATTGACTAAATGTTAGTTGTCCTTCACGATCATAACCTAACATTGGTTTTCTTCTTTTCTTTCCTGTAAAAAAACTTGCTGCTGTAAATGGAAATTCTTTAGCATCTAAAGTTAAATTTTGTGAAAGGTATAATAAAGCTGTTGCCTCTACTATTCTTTTCTTTTGTCCAACTGTATTACCACTTGGTAATTTTAATTCTACCGGCATTGTTTTTATAGTAGGTGTATAGTTTAATCCTACTTCAACATAAGTTGTTGGAATAGCATCTAAAGTTATTTGACCAGATCCATTAACAACTTTATCAGTTTGCATTGCATCATCAGCAATTACTTTAACTGTCTTACCTTGTAAATGTGATAGGCCACTCAATGTTGTAGATGATGGTTTTGTACCACCAATAAATAATATTGAACCATCTGTAGTATTATCATCATTGAAAGTTTCAACATGATAAACTGTATTAGAATTTACTGTTCTTTTAATTACAAAATAAATTGTATCTACATCTACAGCTACATTTATAAATTCACCATCAGTAGATGATAAAGATGGAGCTATAACATTTTGGCCTCTCAAGATTGAGTAAGTTGCAAGAGATCCATCGGTATTAACAATTAATAATAAATCACCATCATCAGTAGATGTTGCTTTTCTTAATGCTAGATCTGTTGGGGAAACAAGTAAATGAGAAGATAATAAAGAAATATTATTTGATATGTAAGATAATTCTACATCACTAAATAAAAATTCTCTTAATGACTTACCAGATCTTTGTATAAACATTGTACCACTTTCTGCTCCCACAGGCTTGATACCTTCTTTTGATCCTCGTTTAGTTGCACCTTGTATTACAACATTGCCTGGTGTGATTGGATCTAGATCTGATTGTGGTAAAAAGAATTCACCACCTTTAGTAAATATTTGTAAATCTCTACCAGAGAATAATCCTGTAACAGCATTAACCTGGCCTGTGTTTAATGTAACTTCTATAGCATCATCATCCAATGCCTCACCTGGATTAAAGTCAAAAAATCTTGCTACTCTAGATGCAAAGATTGTGTTTGGTCTAGATTTAGATCCACCAAAATATAATCTTCCTTCATGAAAAGTTACTGTTCTAGGGTAACCATTAGTATTACTCCAGGCATCTACATAATCGACTTCTAATAACCAAGATCCATTTGCTATAGCAGATGTATTAAAGAATGGTATTTCAACAACAGCCTCAACAACAGTACCAGATACATGCCTCGTTATTCTAGCTCTACCAATTCCATCAACTGCCTCGATATAATCATTAACATTACCAGATGAAAAAACTGATGAAGATCCTGTTATTGTAATATTACCATCTACAGCAGAAGGAGTTATTGTTCCAGCTGGATTAGAAGTAGATAATGAAAATGCAAACTTTGGAATATACTCAAATGTAATATCTGTAATAGTCCAGGCAGTATGACTAGCTCCTCTTTTAATTTGTTTAGGGGCCATGTCCTCCTGGACAACAATTAATGTATCTGCTGATTGAGCATAATCTATTGTACCAATCATTGCTGATGTAATAGATGTGGTTAAATAATCGTTACCAGATGCATTAATATTTGTTTGTAAAACTTTATCTTTATAAATGTACATTCTATTATGTACAAATAACAACATATAACTTTGTGTAGTTGAAAATTCAAAAGGTACTAATCTACATCCACTTTGAGGAGCAGCAGCAGAAGGTATAGTTGAAACATATTGTAGTCCTGGCCTACGAGTAATTCCACCTTGAGGCTGAATAACTACATTACGAGCTTGTTCTAAAGAATTATAATATTGATCAATATCTATTCTAGATTTTAATAAAGGATCTATTTCCCCTGTGGTAAAATTTGTTTGTAAAGTTGCAGCTCTGCTCATTATCTAACATCTGTTAATGGAAACTCATGAATTGCATAAGAAGGTTTACCTCTAGCATCTGCATTAGCAGCTTGTCTAAAATAACCCCCTCTACCATTTTCAGATGGAGTACCTAATGCTGTGACTTTCCAATAATCTGCCTTTGTTATTTGATCTGTTACCGGTTCAGCTAAATGCCAAGCCATCATATAAACAAGTAATTGTACAAAATATGAAGGCATTAATCCTTCTGTTATTTCGCTTGTAATATAATCAATAAAAATTGTTTTTTCATTTGTAAATATTGCTGGGCCAGATGTTGTATAAAACATTTCAAAATTTGTAATTGGTTGAGCTAAAGATGCTTTAGTATTATAAACTTGAAATGCTTGACCAGCTACAGCTGTTGAAGGTAAATCATATCTATAATCCCATTCACCTATTGGTGATGTAGAAGATTGAGATAATTGTAATTTTGTAAATGCAAAACTCCATTGGTACATAGATAGAGTTTGTCTTTTAATAGTTTCGTAAATGTTATTACATACAGCAGCAGCATCATTTGATGTATCGCTAAATGAACTTATAGTATCAGCTCCTAATAAATTTAGAGCTTGGTTGCATATAGTTATATTTGTATCGCCACTTGCCATTTAATTCCTTTTAATACAGAGAAGGCCCATTAAGGGCCTCCTCATATTTATTTATTAATCTGCGTCAGCAACAGTAATAGCTGTTCCATCAGATACATCCACTACTCCAGATGCATTTGATAGCACTACTACTAAACTAGCAGTAGGTGTATTACTATCGTACACATAAATTAAATCACCAACTTTTAAACTATCGGATGCTGTATTAAAGTATCCAGAAGTGTTAACAGTTGCGATTGCATCAGCTGATTTGTAACTCCACATTTGAGGAGCATTACCAGCTTTTGATTGACCACCTATTGGTTGTAGTCCTATTTCTGCATAAGCCATATTTTATATCCTTCCTCTATTAGCTTTCGTCACAAGTTATTTTTACAACACCTTCGTCATCTATAGATACTGCACCAGCACTAAACATAGAATTAACTAGGAACGAAGTTTTCTCCGGAACATAGTTGATCTCTGTTTTTTGTGCCATGTTTTCAGCCATACCTATTGCTGAACGATGGAAAGCAAAAATACTTCTGTCGCTTGATGTTAATGGTAGTCCACCTTCATCTCTGTCGCCAAGAACAATAAATTTCATACCCATGAAAGTATTGATCTCACCAGAAACTAGAGCTTTGATAGACGCAAAGTCGCCACTTACTGCTCTCTCATCACCTAGTAGTCCAGCTAAATTGTTAGCATGAACAGCTATGCAACGATCATCAAAGGGAACATTTTTTGTGTCAAGAGCTTTTTTAGCAGCTATTAACTTTCCAACATTCAAGTTTGAGTTTGCAGCAGAACCAGATGTAACAACATTTTTCGCTACTGTTGATGCACCAGATGCACCATTAAGAGCATCTATGACTAATTGGTCTATTCTTCTACCGATTGCTTTTGATACTACTTGAACAAGCTCTGATCTTTCATCAAAATTAACTTTTGCTTGATGAAAAATATCGCTGTATTCAGCAGCATTGTAATCTGACATAGTTGCAGTTACCTGGCTGTAAGTTACATTTAAAGGTGTAACATCAGTTTGAGGTATCCTTGCAGTTGCAGATCCCTTACCAAGTTTATTAAACTTGTAAGTTTGCCCTTGTACTCCAGATCTTAATCTAACAGCCTGTCGCAATACACTTTCTGATTGGTAAGCCTGTTTGACCTCTGCATCAAATAGAGTAACAAAAGCATTTGTTATTGATTGTGCCATATTTATCCTTTCATATATTACACATTGTTACTATTATTTTCAGTTGTCGGAATACATATCCGGCTGATCGTATGGTGTAGTTGCCCACCAGCCAGAAGGCTAAATGAATATTTAGTTATCTTCACTTACAAAGATAAGCGATTTTATATCAAATGTAAATAGTTTAAAAAAAATTATTTATTCATTAGATTTCGCCTGTTGATGTTGCAGTACCAGGGTAAGCTCTAGCAAACTGTTCTTCAACTTTTCTTCTAAATCCTGGATCTGATTTGTATTTAGGATCATTTACTAAACTATATAACTCTTCTTTAGATGGTTGCCCTTCAACATCTATAGGAGCTGTAGGTATAGTTTGTTCACCATAATACTTACGAACTTTATTTAAAGCATTAATACCATTGCCTGTAGCTGCAAAAATTTTAAACTCATCAAAGTCAGCATCTGACCATATACCCTTGGATACTAATCCTTGGCCCCAAGTTGTAATACCTTTTATAATCTGATCAGCATTAGGCCCTAGTATTTTTTTCTCTTCGTCAATATTAATACTATCTTCTTCTGCTTGAGCTACAGATAATTCTTTAAATTTATTTACAAGATTATCAAATGCAGCTTGAGTTGGTTTATTTTCTTTTGCCCAATCTTTAAAATAAGATGCTAATTCATCATCCTCATCTATATCTTCTAATGCTGCCATATCATATTCTTTAGGAGCTTTATGTTTTCCCATAGAAAATTGTTTTTGTAATTCAGTATATGATTTACTTAAATCTTCTGTTTTAACTCCTTCTTTTTCATCCCAGAATTTATCTTCAATGTAATCTGGTTTTTCTAATTTAGCTCCATCTGTTTCTTGTTGAGGAGTTGTATTAGTTTGCTCTTCTTCTTTATGAGGAATAGTTGTTTCCTCTGGATTAGGTTCTACCGGTTCTGTAGCCGGAGCATCACCAATTAAACTTTCTTCATTTTTTATTTCTTCACTACTCATTTTTTGCCCTTTCTATTCTCATTAATATATCTCGCATAACAGAATTTTGTCCTTCTCTAGCAAAGCCAAAAGATGTTTCAGATCCTGGTATCCAAGTTGGTTGATCAAGTGTTTTAGATTTTAAATGTTCTAAAACTTTTTTTCCTTCTTCTGTTTCGAATGTTCTAGCATAAGCCTTATCTAATTCTAACTGATCATCTTTACGATGAACAACATCAAGAGTATTTAATCCTTCCCATCCTGGAGTATTAATATCTGCCATTAAGATCTAGCCTCTGCCTCTAAAGCCATAGCTGGTTCTTCTTGAGGAGGAGCTTGATCTTGAGGTTGCTCATTCCCAGGTGGTTGCTGCTGCATCATCATCTGTTGCTGCATAGCCATAGCTTGTTGTTGGATCTGTTGCTTTTCTTCTTCGCTGTTTCTTAAACTAGCTGGTATGCCAAGTTTATCACCAACGAATGCTGCAATAGCATCCGGTTTTATTTCAGCCACCCCACCAGGGCCTAACGAGTTAGCAATTTGGAAAAACTGCATGACCTCATTTACCTCTTCTAAATTTTGAGCTTTAGCAAGAGGTGATATTGGTACTACTTTAACCTCTAATCCATCTATCTTTAGAGGTAATTGTATCAATCCTTTTTCATCCATTATAAATAATGTTCTACGAATTATTGGAACCATTGTTTCTGTAATTAATCTTCCGAATGCAGCTCCCATATTTTGAGCTAACTCTTTCATTCTTTCTACAATTTCAGTTGCAGATCTAGCTGACATATTATCTGGAGGTAAAGTATCATCTAATAATGTTTTTTTAATATTCATTCTTAAATCATTAATAACAATTTGAGATACATTAAAATCACCAGCTCTTGGAAGAGGGGCCAATGATGCACCTTGAGGCCCACCATTTCTAGCTACAGGAATAATTGCACCTGGAGTAATTCTAATATTGTTTGGATTTAATACACCATCATCAGCTGCTGTATAAATTCCAGAGATTGCTAATGATGCATTCTTTAATAATAATTCTAAAGTTTTATTTAATGTTTTAATATCTGGTAAAGCAGTTACTAATGGGCCTCTACCCATAACTTCACCTGGTACTTTCATATATCTACTTACTATCCAAGGTGATTGATCCATTCTTTTATAAACTAATTCTGTGTTAGTTTTTTCATGGATAACATGATAGCAGTAATCTTTTCTTTCTGGATCTACTACTACTGCCTCACAGAACTCTATTTTTTCCTGTGGTTTATCATCTATCATTCTTTGTAACTCTGGTGAAATATTTGCACCAGGGAATTGTCTAGCAACAGCATCACCGGTAACTCTTAATCTTCTATATACATTATCAACTGTACCATTAGGCCCTTCTTCTAATGCAATTAAATATTGAGGAACAGGAGTAAATGTTACAGGGTGTAAATCATCGCCAGGCTGAATTAACATTGCAGCTGTACCAACTGATAGATCTAATAAGAATTCACCAATAGCTAAATCAAAATTACTTTGTCTTAATACTGCAAATAATTTATCTAAATATAAATCAAGAGCTTGTTGCGTTTCACCTTTTCTTTCATTTGGTATATCATTACCAGGTTCTAATCTGCACCATTTTTTATAAGGAGGAAATAATCCAGATTGAATTCTGTTAGCAAATCTTTGAACAGAATGTATTCCTGTACTATCAAACACTCTAGACATTTTACCTTGTCCAGGAATGTTACCTTCATAATAACCATCATATAAATTTCTTTGAGGTAAAGCATATTGATAACACTCTTCATAAATTGTTCTCCAATTTTCTTTTGCACCAAATGCTTTCTTGTGCCTTTTTAAAATTTCTTGTGGTTTTAAATACATCATAATTATGCCTTATTGTTTGCTGCAAAACTAGCTGCTGCTTGTTTATTTGCAAATCCCCATTTTTTTAATGCAAGTTTTAATCTTGTTGGTTTTCCATCTTTCATTAATGGGCCAGGTACTTTAGAAAACCTTGCAGCAAAAGAAATTCTTCGGCCATCTTTACCGGAGCTTTGTGGTCTTTTAACACCAAACTTTTTTCTACCAGCATCATTTAAACCACCAGATGGATCTTGAAATCTTTTTGCTACCATTAGGCCCCCACAACTTTTTGTGCTTTTTTATGTGCAGCTAAAAATGATGTTCCAGATTGCATTTCTTTTTTCATCATAGTCATGTGTTTTGATGAATGATGTTTAGAATGTTTTTGCAAAGTATCTTTTTGTTTATCTGTAAATTTCATTTTAATTTTTAATTTTTTTGCCATTAAAATATTACAGCTCCTAAAATAAATCCAACAACAAAACAAACCCATTCTCTTCTGTAATGTAATTCTAATGCTTTCCAATCACTAGGAGTTTTTCCAAACATCATCATACTGTTGCCTTTTGTTTTTTTTTGTTTTTTAATAAAGCAAAATCATTACCACTTATTTTACCATCTTTATTAGCATCTAATTTTTTTTGATTACCTTTTAAAGTATTCTTCTTTTTCATTTTCATTTTGTACATAATTAATAAACCAATCCTTTCTTTCTATTTTTTCTACTTACCTTTTTCTTTTTAGTTTTTTTATAAGCCATTAAACTAATCCTTTTTTTCTATTTTTTCTTGGGAAACCAGCTTTCATATTTGCATAAGCCTTATCGCTTATTGTTGATTTAGATTTTGTTTTTGATGTACCAGATTTTTTTTTTTGGTTAATATTATAGTAAAGGCCCTTCTTGGCCATCTTACCAGATTTAGTTTTATGATACCCTGGCATTATTTATCTTCCTCTCTTTTCTTTTCAACATTATTGCATTTACAATTACCATCACCATTGCACTCACAATTATTTTTTAATTTTATGAAACGAGGGTTTCTATTATATTCTTGAGTTTCTCTATCTGCCATTTAAGCTCCTAATTTATTTTTAGTATCTCTTGGATTTCTAGCTGTTGTTCCACCTAATTGAGCAGTTGGATCTGGAGCATAGTTAGCTAGAGTAGATACATTTCTTCTTTTTCTTCCTCCAACTTTTCTTCTAACTAATTTTTTACCTTCTGGTTCAGTTGTTTTTTTTACTTCTGTTCTTCTATCTTCAATTTGAGATGTTGATGAAGGTGATTTAGCTACACCTCCACCACCTACAACTTTAGTGATAGTTTTTTTAATAATTCTTGCTGGTGATCCTCCCATTATGTGTACCTCTTCTCTGTATCATAAGGATTACGATTAGCTACCACCGGTGTCATGCTATTTGTAACTCCTAATGCTGGATTGTTTCTTTCATCTGAAAATAATAATTTTGCGTTTGTTCTACGAGATCTAGATCTTGCAGCTATTTTTCTTTTTTCTCTTTGTTCATTGGCATCAGCTCTCGCCTCTCTTTCATCTAAAAGTTTATTAGATGTTTCCACTTGTTTAGGTGGTTCATATTTTGGCATTTTGAATAGTGATCCCATAGTTTTAAAAGTACCTCGCAAACATTACATAGTCGGAATTATCAACACCATAATGTTTTAAAATTCCTTCTTCTACAAAATACATTGCTTTTATCCATTTGAGAGCAGAAACATTTAAAGAACTGACAGTTACTTGTAATCTTTTTAATTTTAGATCAGCAGCTGCTAACTTCATAAACTCTAACGCACCTTTGTGAAATTTTATTTTATGTTCAGAAATTTTTTTTTTATCAGGTATCAACCATAATTCTGCAACTCCAGGCCAATAAGGAACTACACCAAAGCATAACATAGGCTTACCATTCTCAATAACTGTATAGCCATAGCCTTGCTCACTAGCAGCATCTATATAATCAAAGTAATTAGTTTGAGATAAATTTAATCTATCAAATTCATTTAGATCCATAATCTTTAATAAGTAAGATCTAAAAGGAACTACACTAATCTTTGTTCCCTGGATCTTGAATATCTGTTCTAGTTTCTGTAGGTTCATTTATTTCTTCTGCTGTTGCTCTGGTTCCTGGTTGATGTAATACAATGCCTTTCCATTTATCATCTTCTACTTCTATAATTTTTTCTTCTAGCAAACTCATTTCACCGATCTGCCAAACCTTAATTAAATATTTTTTGATCATGCAAATATATCAAAATCTGCACTAGCTACTGATGCTGAAAAGTTTTTATTACCACCTCTTGTTAATCGTTTATGTTCACCACCACCTAATAGTAAATACATAAAAGCATCACCGACATGCGAATGTTCATTTTTATTAGGTTGATCTTTGTATCTTTCACCACCAGATATTTGAACTCGTTTAAAATGATAACCACCATTCAATGCTTTTCGTAATCGCTTACATCTTTTATCAACTAACAATCCAGGCTTACCTTGGATTAACCTATTCATTGGAGCTGCACCAGCCTCTCTACGAACTCTAAAATCATTTGTAGCAGTTGGTCTAGCAACTAATCCAATGGTTCTTAAATGATCAAATGCAGTAACTTCAAAGATCTCATCCCTTTTCATACCAGCTGGATCACCCCAAACTAATACATCGTACTTTGGAAATCTTGTTTCTAATTCACCTTTTAACATATAACCAAATCTTTCCAGGCCCATATCAAATGTTACAAGCTCATGAAATATTCGCCATTGTCCATTAGGTAACTTCTGACCAAAGATAGCAGCTGGAGTTAAACCAAAGTCAACACCTACCTGGATAGGATATTGAATATCTGGTTCTAAATATTCTTCTGTCATTAAAGTATCATCATACTCACCCATGACAGGCTTACCTTCTTGAACATAAGTATATCTACCCTGGGCATAACATCTAATCCAATCAGCATTCTTACCAAGTAATGTTTGTTCATAATAACCAGCTGTTAAATTTTTTCTATTTTCTGTAGTAGGATTTGTTCCCCACCATTTGTTTGCTGCATAAACAAAACCATTAGCCTCTGGATTTTCTGGTAACTCATTTTCTGTAGCCTCTTCAACAGCTCCTGGCTGCTTATAAAACTTCCAGGCATATTTACCTTTCATCTTTTCTTTCTCTGCTAAATTATACCACCAATGATCATCATCCATTGGGTTCGTATCCATAATAATTCCTCGCCAGGGTTTTGATCCACCATCTGATAATGTAGGATACCTTCCAACTCTGTGTGTTAATCCATCTATAACAGCTTTAGGCAGCTCTCTAGCCTCATTCACCCAAGCTCCTGTCAGCTCCATTGATAATAACTTTCTAACATCTTTAGGTTGATCAAGGGCCAGGAAGATAACTTCACAATCTATACCTGGAGCATTATCTCTAGCTGGTAATTTTATATGATGTGTTAATGGTGGTGACCATCTAAATGCACCCCAAATGTTCTCTGGAAATAACTCTTGCCATGTTTTAATAGTAGTTGTCCTCAACTCCGGATAAGAATTACGAACTACAACAAACCTAGAATACTTGATCCCATCACGAGGACTTTGTACTTGATTGACAGCTCTGATCATAATCTCTGCTGCACATGCATAAGATTTGCCAGATCCCACCGGCCCCATTAATCCTCTTACAAAACTTTTATCATTTAAAAATTTCCAAACAGTAGGGGATGTACTAAAGTCTAGATTTAGATTTGCTATTGCATTACTCATTTGTGATTGCCTTTACTATTGATTTAATTCTACTGTCATTTTCTTTTTTTCTTTTAAAGACTATATCCCTATAATCTTTTATATTCTTGCCACACTTTTTTGCACACTCACGATCACTCAACTTTTTCTTGAGCATCGCTACTTGGATCTGTTCCACTTCCTTGTGGTTCATTAACCTCAACATTCTCTGCCTCCACTATTTTAGGTTCTTCCGGCCCACTCATATTTATTTGTACAACACTTGGTCTATCTACATCTTGCTCTGGTTCTAATAATCCAGATGCTTTAGCTAATACTCTTAACACTCCAACTTTATCATGCAGCTCTACTTCTAACTGTGGCCCCATCTTTGTCGGTGTTACTTTAATTTTTTTTATAGCTTTGATTGCTGACTTTGAAATATTTTTAGGATCTCTAATAGTAACATTACCTTCATCATCCCAATCCATTATCTCATCAATATTCGCAGTAGCTATATCAATCAATTCTTGAGCAACATTATCTTTGTTATGCTCAATGACTTCGGATTTTCTAATCCTCCTCTGAACCACTCGGACACCACCGAAACGATCCAGAGGGGGTTTTATAATCCTCTTTTTAGTAGGGGATTGTGTCATCCATTTCTTCCTTATCAGCTTGTTCAGCTGCTAGATTGACAGGGGGTTCATCCTTATTCTCGAATTGAGAAAAGAATAAAACAGGCTCACCTTTTCCATAATCTTTAGTAGGATCTTTTTTATAGATCTTTGTATCTACTCTTCCTGGAACCGGAGTGTATTCCCTTGTATCTTTATTGTAATCAGCACCAGGCCAAGTTTCTATAATTACTTCTAATCCTTCTGGAATAGATGCACCTTTATAAAACTTAAATCCTCTATTGCTGTGTGTTGGTTTTGTCATATATTTCCTTACTTGTTTGTTTCATGTTTTATTTGTAAAAAAATTGTGTGATATACCCCTATAGATATACGCACCCTGGGGGAGAAGGGGGTACACTTTTTCTAAAAGAAAAAGGCCCAAGTTTCTGCCCTGTATATTTACAATCTTCTACAGTACAAATCATATACGAACCTTTAGGCTTTGTAAATAATTCTATTTCCATGGCATCCTTTTCTTATTGGCTAGTTTCTTAATCATCTTCTGTATATCTAGCCTGGTATCATTACCCTTATCTTCCTTAAAGAATATAGGCTTAAAGAAGTAGATAGTACCAGGACAATCATACCTATTATCCTTCCTCCATTGTATTGTGGTTCTGATCTTGGCAATGGCTGTATCCGGATGCAATCCTTGATTTAACCAGCTCTTCACTAATTCTTCTTGCTTAAAATCGTAAACTTTATGTTGTCCAAATATTTCTCTACAGAATTTAACATAACTATTCATAATTACTCTACTGCTATTAAGAATAGATATATTGTTAGATGGAGTGTTATGTAGTCGCTCTGAAGGAATATCTACATATTCAGTAGAGGGAATATCTACCTTGTTAGTATCTTTCTTATTATTCACTCTAGGGGAATATTTACTATTACTGTTTTTATTCATAAGGGGGCCTTTCGGAATAGTTATCTTCTCTTCAAAGGATCTATCATTTACTGTAGCTATAGCCTTCGCATCCTCTTCCTTAACTTTAGGATCAAACACCATAAAGTATTTGTTACCTTTTAATCCAGGATGTTTCTTTGCATATCTTATGTAACCCCATTGCATTAGTTTCTGTATATGCTTGGACACAGTTGATTGGGTGATATGTAAGTTTCTAGCAATAGTAATTTGATTAGGCCAACACACACCGGTTCTTGATGTGTAGTTACCTAGACAAGCCAGGATCATAAATGTTCTAGGATAAGTCTTGAACCTAGGATCTATGACAGCTCTTTGGGGCAGCACACAGAATGCTCCAGGTGTTTTGCCCTTACCATAATCTGCTTTCTTTTTTGTCATTCATTATCTGGTTCTGCTTTAGACTTTAATTCGGCCTCAAGTTTGCCAAAATCTGACCACAGCTCTAATCCTAATTCCTTCTTAATATTCCAGCAATTAGTCTTATCTCTTTTTAATCTTACATGATGAATGATAGTTGTATGATCTCTGTTACCACACATTCTACCTATTGCAGAATAGGATCCATGAGTGAGTGCATTGCATAAGTTTATGAATATAGATCTAACTCTTACAATCTCTGAAAGCCTACTCGCAGATTGTATAGCAGCTGGTGTCATTTCATAGTAATCACACACAGCCTCAAGTATATCTGAAATCCATACTCGTTTAGCTCTCTCGTTTGGTTGAGGTTTATACTTATCTCTTCTCTTCAATACTCGCAGCTCATCCATGATCTTATCTAATTTACTTTCAAGATAGTTGATCCTTATCTTCGTATCATCTGGCTGTGTTGTTCTTTTAATTTGAACAATAGGCATCTTCTTATTTACAGTTACATACTCAAAACCTTTAGGTGGTCGCATTACATTATTTGGAATTTTTGTCATTCTTATCCTCCTTCTTTTTTATTGGAACAACTTTAGCTCCAGGGTTTAGCAGCTCCTGTAGATCTTCTTCTGTTAGATCTTCAATATCAATATCTGTTAGATCTTTTCGTTTTGTTTTTTTTCTTTTATTGATCATGTCAGTAAGCTCTTTGAGTAATCTCTCGCAGTACCAATGGGCCTTACCAATGTCATCCCTAGTACCTTCAAGAGTTTGTACTTTCTTACCAGCTCTGAATGTGTATTTAGCTATATTAAACTTACAGGCCCCAAGTATCTCTGCCTCTGATAATTGTGAGAATGTAGCATCGCAAGTTTCTATTTTGTTATCTTTGTAGTGATCCGGATTTATTTTATCGGCCATTACTTATACCTCCCATGATTTGTTTTTTGATTTGTTTTCTCTTCGGTAATCCAAATTCCAATACCTCGCTGATCAAAGTAACCATAGGGATCCTCTCTTTTTTAGCCTGGATCTTTAGTTTACTCTTCAAATCTGCTGAAATATTAAGGAAAAGTGGGGTTAATTTAGGTTGCATATTTTTTTTCCTTTTTATTAATTTAACTCTTGATATTTATATATCGCATATATATATTTGGTATATGAACAATATAAGACCAAACAACAAAAGGGGGAAAATGGCATTTAGAAAAGATAAAGATGGCTGGGTTAAATTAAAATCTGGTTTAGGTACTCATTGGTATCACAATTCTCAATACCCAAATTTTTTATGTTACAGATTAAATGTACCTGGAACTTTATATCCTTGGGGTATTAGATCTGGTAAAATGGATAGCCAGGGTTTTGAGTTTGATAACAAATATGATTGTGAAGGATTTGCTTGTGCTGGTAAAGCCGGTGCAACTGACCATGCAAAAAAATATCAAGTTAAATATAAGGAGGCTGCGTAATGGCTAATTATTATGTTCTAAAAAAAGAAACTTTTGGTGGTTATAAATTTGATGACTTTTATACAATCAAAAAAGATAACAGTAGAATATATGAAAGAAAAAACAAGGGATACAAAGTTAGAACTCTGACAGAAAGATTTGATAATGATAAGGATGCTGTCAATTTTGCAAAAAAGTATTTTGTATCTTTAAAGAAAAATCCAAAACCAATTAAGATAAAAGTATATGGACACAAATCACAATTACTTGGTTCTTATATTTATGGAAAAGATAAACCATTAAAATTTACAGAAAAAGAATTATGGGATGGTGATGGTCATTGTAATAAAGATGGTACACCATGTATGAAAGCACATATCTATTATTGGTATTTAGAAAATAAAATGTGGGATGAGGCCAGAAAATGTATAGGTCATAATATACCAAATAGAAAAGCACATCTTAAATCTAAAAAAGAAATCTTTGGATCTAAAAATGATTTAACAGCATTGCAAAAGTTTAAATTAAAACAAAGGAGGGCAGCATAATGAATAAAAGATATGTAGGCTACACTAGAGTTAGTACAGATAAGCAAGGTAAGGAAGGTTATGGATCTGCTGATCAATTACAAACTATTAATGAGTTTGTTAAGAATGATGAGCTGCTGCAAGTATTCCAGGAAGAAGAAAGTGGATCTAAAAATGATAGACCACAATTAACACAGGCCCTGGAGTTATGTAAAAAAGAAAAAGCAACTTTAGTTATTGCTAGACTTGATAGACTATCTCGTAACCTGGCATTCACAGCATCACTTATGGAAAGTAAGATTGAGTTTGTTTGTTGTGATATGCCATCAGTAAATAAATTTACGATACAAGTTTTGGCTGCTGTAGCTGAACAGTATTTAGATACTTTAAGAAAGAATACTAAATCTGCTTTGGCCCAGGCAAAAAAAAGAGGAGTTGTTTTAGGTAATACTAAAAACTTAAAACAAGCTGCAATAAAAGGTAATGCTAAAAAGAAATTGTTAGCAGATGAGAAAGCTAGATCTGTTAATAACCTTATAGTAGATCTTAAAAAGTATGGTGTAACTACATTATCTGAAATTGCAAAAGCTCTAAATGCAAGAGGAATTCCTACAGTTAGAAATGGTGAATGGTATCCTTCTACTGTAAGAAATTATGTAAATAGATGTTCTGTTAATGTTCATCTATAATAGAAACAATATGTGTCTAAAAGATAAACTATACAAGGTCATTTAGACACCAATTAAAAAGGAGTAAAGATGATACAGTTGATTAAAAAGTATAAAGAGCAAATCAAGTTTGCTGCCGAGTGCATAACATTTCTTTTAATGTTAGTTGCAATTTATTTATTTACTATAGTTATGTGTGCGTTGTCAGATAAGTGTGCATCATACTATGGAATGATGGGAGGCATATAATGAAATTAACTTCTTATGCCAGAAGAGAGATAGGATCTAGCTCTATCCCTAATTTAGTTTTAACCGATCAAGGTTATATAGGTTTCAGCTCACCGAATGATGAGTTGGAAAAGGCAATCAATGCCTTACAAGGACAGGAGGCTACAAATGACATAGCTAACTTACCTAAAGTTAAAGCTGGTACTATTTTAGAACCGGCAATACTTAAACTATTCCACGATGAACTAAAGATGATTTGTGCTGAACAAGGAAAGCTCCCTTTAGATATAAGTGTTCCGGATAAAGCATATTTCTATGAGGTTGATGGTGGAAAAATAGGCAGCTCCCTGGATGCAGACATGCATCTTGATAAAACTTTAAACTTGATTGACCATTCTAAAAGCTCCCACAGCTTGAATGGTAAGGGTGTGATTGAGATTAAAAATTATTCTGGGGCTGCCTCTGATGATGTATCTGAAATTTATAAACTCCAGGTACAGGCCCAACTCTTAACTACCGGTTATAACTATGCCATCTTGGTTAGGTTAGTTAAGGGATGGGAGTTACAATGGTTTGTTTATAAACCAAATAAAGAAATACAAGATAAGTTAATTAATGCTGCTGTAGAATTTTGGCATAGAGTTGATGGTATCATGCAAGGTGATAAGCTACACTACGCAGCTGCTAATACAAAAGAGGCATCAAGGATCTTCAAAGGTAATGGATCTAAAGATGTAATTAACTTTAATAAAAATAATGAACTACCACAATTAATAGATGATTATCTATCTGCTGATAAAGCAATCAAAGCATCTAAAAAAATCCAGGACACAGTATCAATAAGAATGAAAGAGATCCTGGGTGAGCATGAGAAAGCTGAATGCCAGGGATATATGATTAATCATTCTACTTATGAAAGAGCTAAAACTAAAACAATTAAAGTTGAAGGTGCAGCTCCTACAGTAACTAGAAGGTTTACCATAAAGGATATGAATGGATGATGATCCAAGAAAATACTTTCAGATTAATGCCTATCTATTGGCAAGAAAAGAAAGTGCCAGGAAAGTTAGAAACAAGATCTATGAAAAGACCGGTCTTGAACTTGAGGTTCCTTTTGTTGAGGAGCTTATTGAGTATGTGGCTATGGCAGCCATTGAAGGTCTTAAAATGCAAAATCAAATCTTCACAATACATGTGGACAAAGGAGTAATAAATGAACCAGAAGAACCAGGAGAAAATGACGATGACGAAACCCAACACTAAAAGTATAGTTGAGGCTTTAAGTAAGTTTCAACAAGAGGCTAATGTAGCAGTTAAGGAAAGTAAAAATCCTTTTTTTAAATCTACTTATGCTGCATTAGAAGATGTAATTGCAGCTGCTAATCAAGGGGCCAAGTATGGATTAGCTTTCACACAAACTATTGATTATGAAAAACAAATCATTGAAGGTGTAATTGATACTACTATGTATGTAACAACAAGTTTAATGCATAGTGATAGTGATGCTGTAATTAAATCTAGATACTTAATCATTCCAAAAAATAATAAGTATGATGATAGCCAGGCCCTGGGATCTGCTATTACTTATGCCAAAAGATATTCTTTACAAGCTATCTATGGATTGCCTAGTGAAGATGATGATGGCAATGCAGCTGTATCTTCTAAACCTACAGCAGAAGATAATAAATGGATTAAGTATTCTAAAGAACAAGTAGAAAAAATGAATGCTATTTCTAAAGATGCAAAGCTATCACCAGAAGAAAGACTAGCTAAAATAGAAGATCAAGAAAATTCTCAAAAAAATAATTGGGATAATTGTAAAGAGCAATTACCAGCAGCTGGTGATCAGATCTCTATTCGTTGCTCGTATATTAAATCAAAACTTAATGAAATAATTAAAAAGAAAAAGGAGGTTAANNATGGCGACAGTAATGCTAACTAAAAAACAGTTAAGAGTTTTAGATTACATTAAAGTCTATTACAAAAAAGATAGAGTACCTCCTACAGTAAGAGAGATAGCTAAACATATGGGATGTGTACATTCAAATGTACATCGTATGTTAAGGTTATTAGAAAGAGATAATCATATTAAAGTACATCCAGCTAAACCAAGGGGTATAGAAATATTATGATGAAGTTATACAAAAGCAGATTTAGAAAAGATTTTATCAAAGGATTGATAGAGGCTTTTGATGGCACAGAAGATGTTATTTGTATAACAATTCCTGGTACTCAAGATGGTATAGAACCTTATCAAAAGTTTTATACAGCTAGTAGTCCAGAGTTACAAAAGCTGGAGTACAATCCTATGTTCCCAAGTGATGTAGAGATTAGACCATTTGAAGAGCTGTGGTTTGAAACTCACAAAGATAAAATAGAACACTTGTTTATTAAAAATCCAACAGAGAATAGTGATGGCAACTAAAACTTATAAGAAAGAGAAAGATCATGGAACAGATATTTCTTTTGAGAATGAGGTAAAAAAAATGAATGAAGGAGTAGCACAAAATAAAGATCTAAATTTTTCTGGATTAGAAAAAGAAATAGATAGATTGTCAGAAGAAAGAGATAATCTACTTACAATTAATAAGGGCCATAAAGATTTGAATGGTGAGTTACAAACTAAACTATCTAAAAAAGAACAAGAGGTTGTAGCCTTGTATGAAAATGTAAAAATAAAAGACAAGATTATAACAAAACTAAAGGATAGAATTCAAGAGATAATTAAGCAGCTCGTACATCTTTGTAAATCGTGAAACTATTTGTTTTGATTTTATACCTGGGTGTAGGATCTGAATTATATATGATGCATCCTGTCCAGGTTACAGAAGAGCAATGCCAGGATCCACATGAGCATAATCTTTTTGAACATAGAACCATTCTAAACAAGAATGGAGTAGAGCTAGATAGATTTTTTTACCATGATTATGTAGTGTTCGGTAACTATTGTGCTGGTTTATTAGGTTCAGTAGAGAACATACCAAAGACTTTACCTTTAAATTGAATATAAAGCCTATACAGAAGGTTTAGTTTCTATACACCCAATCATACTAGCTACCCTTTTAATGTTAATCTGTGGGCCTCTCTGATGGCTTTCTGGCTGCGTTTATCAAAGACTTCCATAGGATAACAGTTTCTATCACCAAATCCGAACTCATTGTTTTTTGTTTGATAAGATGCAAAGGTTCTTACATATTCTCTACCATCCTCTTCAAAGATGTCATAGACATATGCCTCTGTAATTATCTCTGCACACTTCATGTTATGGTAATCGTTTTCACCAGCAATCGTACTATCACCTACAATATCAAGCCAGGTTAATTTCTTAAAAAAATATTTTGTGTTATCAATCGTTACTGATTTCATCTTCTTTTGGTTTCTTTAATTGTTCTATCTCTTGATTAGCTGCATCTAAATCTTCTGTAACATTCTCTAATTTTTGTGTTGATCTTTTCAATGCACTTTCTTTTTCTTTAACACTTGATTGCAGCTCTGCTTTCTCATCCTTGAGTACCCTTACCTGGTCTTTTAATTCTTGTACTACTTCTTTCCAATCTGCTTTAGCTGTCATCTTCCTTGTCCTTTGTATCTAGATTTTTTAGCTTGTAATTTTTTATGTTTGTTTAAACTTTTTGTATGAACACCTTTTCTTTTTTTTGGTTTTTCTCTTGGTACAAAATGAGTGAACTTTTGTTTAGCCATTAGACTATAGTACCATCCCACCGGTTATCTTTATCTAATCTCATAATGTAAAGTTTTGGTTGTCCATCAATGACAGCTCCTGTTCCAATAACAAATCTCATTTTAAAATTACGAGCATACTCAAAGGCAAGACTTGATTGTTTTGTGAGGCAGCCACATTGCATTGACCATATTAATGAAGAAGGATTTGAGAAGTATTGTATATTCATCTTCGAATGAAAATGGCCCTGGATTGTATGAAGGCCATATTGCATAGCAAGTTTTAATCCATCAGCTGACATCCCATGTGTAGCAAATGCTTTAGATCCATCTGATAATGGTATTGTAATATCATCTACCCATTCCCATCCTGGGCCTACTTCTAAAAACTGATTATAATTTTTTAAGTAAGCTCTTGGCATTCCATGTTTCAATGCTCTTCTATATATTAATGATGAATGATTAGAATGTAGTAGTGTCATTTCTGGAAAAATTTTTTCTAATTTATGTAATCTTTTTTTAGCAGCTATCAGCTCATCACCGGCTGACATAAGATCTGGATCACTATCATGCATTGATAGGGCATGGGCATCGGCCTCATCACCCAGGTTCAAAACAAAATCTGGTTTAATCTTTTTCTTTAATGCTTTTAAAAAATCAAATGCATCTGGATGTTCCCAGGGGCAATGAAGATCCGAGATTGTGAGTACCCTTGAATAACCTTTAGCCGATGAACTCATCTTGATACCATTCCTTTACATTAAATCCTGGACAATGTGGTTTCTTTGGTTCCACATCTGAATGTCCAATGACTTCTATTTCTGGGTGCATATCTCTTATTGTTTGTATTACATTATGAAGTGTGTACATCTGATCTTCTGTGTAGTTATCGCCTCTTCCCACTAGGCACACACCTATACTCTTACTATTAACTGCAAGGGCATGACTACCCTGTAGCCTTTGATCTCTTCCAGGTTCTAACTGTCCAGATCTTTTTATTATCCAATGATAACCTACATCATCCCAGCCTCTTTCATCTACATGCCATCTTCTAATATCAGCAGCTCCCACATCCATATCAGCTGGAGTATCAGCACAATGTACTACTACATATTTAGTTTCTTTTCTTTCTACCATTGCCATTATTCTAATATTAATTTTTTAATTGATTTTTCACCCATGTAAATTTCTGTTTCTGCTTTTGATTTTATACATTTGTATTCGACATTATCATTAACTTGTCTACTAGCAACTCTCTTTCCTTTTAAACAATCTGACATAGAAGGTTGTATTCTATGTTCTTTAATCTCATGGTTTACAATCATTAGTAATGCTATTACAGTTTCAATCATTAATGTGTACCATTTCCATTTGCTCTAACTTTATCTTTAAGATGTTCAATATCTTCTAATGCTTTATCTAATTGTGTTTTAAGAAATTCTATATTAACTTTATTAGTCATATTCATTTCTTGAGTA